AAAGCATCATCCACCTTTCTGATTTCGTAACGATAGGTGATGTTGTTAGTGCCGCCAACGTAAAGCTGGAAGTTCTTCATGATGAGGCCTCTCTGTTTTCACTGGAGGCCATATTTTACATAAGTAAAAAAAGATTATTAACTTTTAAAGACCACTTGGTTTACATAAAGCACAAAAAACAAAGCCCCGCACGGTGGCGAGGCTCTTAATTCTTTGTCGACCTACGAAGCTATAGCGACGATATCAGATTTACATGAAATGTATGCTATTTAATTGACTTTTGCAACACCCTGCTTCGAAAAAGTCGCCTTTTGTTGTGATCGTGTTCTCACGGCGCAAAGAAGAGAATCACCATCAAGCCGCTTAAAGATAGCACGCATGGCCCTCCAGTAGTCGGCATAGTTATGGCACCAGTTATCAGGCTTAACGCCACACAGGGCCGCCAAGTCCTGATGCTGATACACATCCTTACCCGCCAGCTCCGCTTTCGCGTCCTGAGCCGCCAGCCATATCAGCTTCTTCAGGCGCTCCATCGTCTTGCCGGCTACTTTCTTCGCACCGAGTTGTTCCCGGAACTCTGCCCAAGCCCACTGAGTGATCGCCACCTGGTGCTCAAAACTAACGTTTTCGCTGTAGTTCCACAGCAGCCAAGCTTTCTGGTGGTCCTCCAGCGACAGGACAGCGCGGCGCCAAGATGCTGTCACGAACTCGACCGGACCCACCAGCGCGATAGATGAGCCCTTAGCGCGGGACTGGCTGCCGTTCATAGCCGGACCGTCAGGGTTAACTTTACGGCCGGTGACCGGGTCGGTGATTTTCTTCCGCCCCCTGCTACGCGCCGTCGCGGTAAATTGCGCGTTCTCTGCGAAAGCTACCAGCTGCCCTTTCGTCGCCCCGCTCAGATCTGCGGTCGCCACAATGAGCTGCTGACGTACGTATTCCAGTTGCTGACTGTTCATTGTGCGGCTCCTGCTGGGTGATAGATGCGAACGAAGTTACGGAGGATGCGGTAATCCACCAGCACGGAGCCCGGTCGGCGGTAAATCCGTAGGCGCTGCCAGCGCGTGCGGAGTATCTCAAGCGTTTCTGGTTTCATGCTGCCTCCTGCTGTTTTAGAGCGCGAAGATCTGCCCTGGCTTTGGCGCGGATGCCGTCCAGTTCTTCGCGGGTATATCGGTGGTTTTCGTTGTTTGATTCGAGGGCCAGTACGCGTTCTTCACCGATCAGCTCGACCAAGGCTGCACGATAGGCCTCGATATTCCCTGATTTATGAACGTTGCAGACTGGACACTGTAACCACAAATTATCTGGGTTGAAGCGCAGCTGAGGTGCAGCCGCTGTGGTGCGGTAATGTCCGGCATGCCATACAAAAGCGCTCTTAGTGCCGCATGAGATACAGCCGTGCCCGGCGGCCAGAAGCGTTTCACGCCGCCAGTCGTTGAAAGCTCGCTGAGTCATCTGCACCCAGTGGCGGATTGGCTTCAACTCATTACGGCGTTCTGCGCGGCGCTGGCGCCCTGCTTTCTCGGCTTCCTTCTGCTCCTTAATGCGCTTAGCCGCGGCTTTTACCTTCTCCTTCTCGCGTTCTTCCATTGCGAGGATTGCGCCGTGTTCCGGGCAGCACCAGCGGATCCGAATATCATGGAATTTCGGCACGAAGTATTCACCGCATACTTTGCACTTACGGCGGGATGGTTTACGCATGATTCCTCCGAGCCGCAAGACGCAGCCATTTCTGATCCACTAGGCGGGCGGTGTAGCCCTTCAGTGTTGGGATATCGGACGGCTTAACTGCGGACTTACGCTTGCGGCGCGCAGGAACGTTGAAGATGTGATTTGTGATGACGCGTGCGAGAGGATTACCCACGGGAAGCCCTCCACTCTTGCGCCCAGGCGATGCGCTTACTGGATGCTTCGGAGAACTTCACGCCGCGGTCGGTTCCGAACCAGTAAATCGCCTCAATGACGTCGACCATGTAGCGCTTGCTGGATTTGGATGTGCGGACGCCGAAATAAACGCGGCCACCGTTGATGCCCGGGGCTGATTTCTGTTCCTGGTCCTGAGTCTGATTCACCAGAACGGTGATGAGGTCCTTCCATTCCTCGCGGCTCAGCTTTTCGCCGTGCCAGACAACCTGGTCAGACAGGTCCTTCAGCAATGGCCACATCAGACGGTTTTGCTTATCGGTGCGGGTCTCTTCCCGGGCCTCGACCACCATCGGCGCGCGAGGGTTTACCGGCAGGGTGCGAATGTACGCAATGAGGTTTTCTTTAACGGTGTCGTTAACGATGCAGTAGTGCTGTTTCATGCGCCACCTCCGAGAGGTAACGCAGAATGCAGAAAATCGCAGGTGCATTTCTGCATCTGTGACAAGGTGAGGAGTTCAGATTGTGGTCGCATTTAAGTCCCCTTAAATGCGCAGAAGTCACCGGAGTTGTTCAGGCTCCGATGACATGATTATGGCGGGTTGATTCCAGAAAATCAAAGGTTACTAAACTGTGGAAGATTTCTTTGGGTGATATTTTCTGATTGCAGCATCGACACGATCGCGGGATGGTAAAACATCGAATGCTATGTTGTAGAATTCACCATCATACGCTTGCTGCCTTACAACATTAAATTCTTTGAACTGAGTCATTGGGTAGACCACTGGTTCGTTGGAATTGGTAGAACGCATTACAGCTTTTGTTACCACGCTTATCTTATCAAGACCCGCCTCATCGTTCTTGATATCACCTTCATGACCCAAACCAAAAACTAAGTAATCTTCCATTTTAATCTCCTGTGAGGTTTTTTTAACGATTAGGTTATGTATCACCCAAGATATGGCTTCTTCCAGTCCTCGCTGGTTGCTAGCCTTTCGATGGCAAGCAAAATCGGCAGATTTGATTCATCCGTGCTCTTCATTATTTCCCAGTGAAGCCGCTTTAACTCGTGAACCAGCTGGTCTCTGTTTGTTTCCGCATCATTGCTGGCAAGCATCAGACAGCACTCGCCAACAATGCGACACGCTTCCCGATACAGGTCTTCTGACAGCTTCTCATATTCTGACATAAGCAACCCCTCCACCATGAAGGGGTTTTATATCACATCAGTTTGCAGCCTGCTGCTCATCTCTCCGCGCCTCAGCGTCGTGATATCCCTGCATGTAAGCATCAGCAACGGCTGGGTCAATTCCAGCCTGAATAGCGATTTCGTCTATATACTCAGGTTCTGCGGCTGACTTTTTCACGTGCTCGCGAATCTGCTCGATTAGCTCCTCGGCATTAACCTCAAAGCACTTCAGAGCTTCACATCCGCCAACCTTGGCACCGGAGATTCGATACCCACCATCATCGTTGCCTACGCATAGGGAAAGGCCTCCAGCCTGATTGTGAGATATTTCGATATAAACATTGCCTGTCTTCAATTTAGACATTTTTAGCCTCCTGCTGCGGTGCTGCTGCTATCATCGCTGCCCAGCACAACTTAGCCCGATGCGCTGCCTGCTGACATCCGCTCATGGCGTCGTAGGCTTCCCACACCTCAGAATCGCTAAAGAACTCGTCTGGTTCAGACTCAAAACCTTCGATGATCATTTTTTCTGTCGGCTCTACCGGAACCAGCACCCAACCATCCGGAATCACCGGAGAGTTGCTGCTGCGCGACTCGGCTTTTTTTGGCAAAGAATCCAGTGCTGGCGCGGTCTGGATGGTGGTTGGCGTCTCGGCGTTTTCGGCACCCTGAAGCATGGCGGCGCGGCAGGCGTTCCAGCCTGCACTGTATCCAATTCTCGGTTCCTGCCTCCCGTTTAGCATCATCCGCCCGCGCCCATCTCGTACATAAGCATCAGGCACAGATACCGGTGCTGGCGGGGCGGCGTATAGCTTGATAACACGATGCGGGTCTGCGTTCGGCGTGACAGGGTTTGCTGTAAACAGGTAGCCGCAGCCGTATTTCTCAACATCACGCAATTCTTGCTCGTCAGTCCACGCAACGACATCAGCTTCGAGCGATGCCAGCGCGATACGCGCCAGCTCAAGATCCATTTGCGCTTTTTCTGACTCCGGAAATCCTGATACGACAGAAATTCTGTGCTGAAGCTTTTCGATTAACTGTTCTTTGGTGAAGGTGATCATGACGCACCTCCTTTACCAGCTGCGGCTGCCGACTCTTCGTATGCGCGCTTAGATGCATTCAGAACGGCTGCCAGCGGCGTATGAGCCCCTCCGCCAGTGATTGTGTTGTGAATACCAGCCATTGCCTCACGAAGGTTGCCGTGGCTCGCCTCCAGCTCAGCAATCCTCTGGTCTTTGGCTTCCAGCTCATCCAGCAGCGCCAGCACGGTTTGTGAATGTATGTCCATGTTGAACACGCCATGCTCTTGAGCTTTCTCTGCTGTTTGGCGCAGCGACTGTTTGTCGATGTTGCTCATTGGGCGGCCTCCCGCTTCTGCTTGTTGTATACGGCCCAGCTCAGAGCATCGAGCTTGTCACGACCTGCTTTGTCGTACATGTGGATGCCATCGCTACAGGCGTGCTCCTGCTTCACCTGCTCTTCGAGAGCGCTTATCTCTTCGTAAGAAAGTGTTGCCAGCTTGAGTCGATTCCAGCCGAAGTTACGGATGCGCGTCATGACTGCACTCCTTTGCGAAACTGGGTGTCTAATTGCTCTGCGCAATGCAAAAGCGCTTCGGTTGCTTCAAATACGGTTACTTTCTGTCTATCGCCTAAACCAGCAAGCGCCTTGTGTTTAACGAATTCCGCGCATAGGTCGTTAAAAGCGCTGGCCCGCACTTCAGCCAGGAAAGCGTCGGTTACCGGGGTTTTAACGTCGACCAGCATTCGAACGCTTTCGACATTCTCCGGATCGGTTGATTGCTGCCATCCGATAGTTGCGTCAATCGCTGACTTCAGTCCCGAATTCTCCGCACTCAGCGCAGCGCATCTGGCTTCAAGCTCCGCATTGCGCTTTTCTGCCTCTTCCACTTTTTCCGCAACCTGCTTCAGGCAATACTGGAGAGCAACTACTCGCGGCGAGTTCTCTTCCATCTGCTGCATTAATTCAGCCATTTTTTCCACTGCACTTACGTTTGTCATACCCCTACCCTCCCCCAAACCATCAATACCCTTCTCATCGCCGGACTGTTGCGGCACTCCTGAAATATTCCGTTGGTGCAGCTGCGCGCGGTACCAGCCTGCTCTTCCGGAGTCGCCAGGCGATAAGTCACCGTTCGCCAGACCTTGCTCACCCGGACAATCTTGCGGGCGCGCTCCAGATCGATAGCGTTCTTCGTGATGCAGTTGATGGTCATGCCGCACTCAGTGGCCACATCCTTCGCGGTGAAGGTCCGGTGCGTTTCGAGATAACGCAGAATTGCCTGTTTGCCTTTCATCTCACACCATCCCGTTCGACTTGTTGCGGTTGTACTTCGCCTGGAGCAGTTGGATCGGCGTCGGCCCGTGGTCGGCAGCAGGCGCTGCAATTGCCCGGCGTACCGGCGGCACTGGCTTACCCTCGGTGACTCGCTTCTCCCACATATCCAGCAGATCACCGGCCTCGCGTGCCAGCTCACCATGCGTTAACTGGCGCTCTGTGCTGCGGTGGCGCAACTCAACGCAGATGTGGTACATGACCGGCTGGGACCAGGGGAATTGCTCACTGGAAGTGAACTCGAACGAACGGTTACGCCAGTCCCAGTATTCGGCGATCACCTGGTCAACGTTGATTCCCAGCGCCCCGCCACTCTGTTTGCACCAGGCGACGAACTGGCCCGGCGACGGCAGGAATGGACGCTCCTGACGGCGGGCAATGCGCATACCGGCATCGACTTGCGCCATTGAGTGGATCCCGTTTTCTTGGAACGCCAGTAGCCACTGACGGCGGAATTCGTTCAGGTCGTCCTGGGTGCGGAAGTTCGCCATGCTGGCCGGGAACGCGGCACGCAGTTGGTTGAACAGCCCGTTGAACACTTGAGCCACCTGCTCGACCGGTGCGCGTTCCTGATACTGCTCTGGCAGGTTATGGGCCATGCGGCTCATCTGCTCGCGGTCGTGGTTACGCATCTGCTCTGCAAGAGATTTCATCGAATCACCCCATAAGCCCAGTCAGTGTTGTTGAAGTCCAGATCCGGCTTAGCGGCGCGATGCTCGCCACCAGCATTTCGCTGCATTGTCAGCTTGTCCCACTGCTTACGCAGGCTTTCCGGGCTCAGGATGTTGGTCTGCCAGAAGTGGTGTTTGCTTGCCCAGTCATACAGCGCGCAGATGTCCTGGTGCGACCGGTTGTCTATCTGGCGCATCAGGCGAACGGTGTTAGACCAGGAGGTCATGTCCGGGGCTTTGCAGGTTGGGTTAATCTGCTTCACCCTGGCAGATATCCATTGGGCGGTTTTGAGGTCTTCAGCAGAGCCCCACTTCGCACCGGATGGCGTGTAGACCTCTGCTTCAGGATGAGCTGATAAAAATTTCTTCAGACGTGCGTCAGAGGATTCGTCAGAATTCTCGGACGAAGATCTTTTAATACTGTTCTTGTTCTTGTATTGGGTGTC